CAAAAATCCCTCAAAACGAAAAATCAAAAAACACACAAAAATATCCCGGCGCGGGGTGGAGCAGCCCGGTAGCTCGTCAGGCTCATAACCTGAAGGCCGCAGGTTCAAATCCTGCCCCCGCAACCAGATTTACCCGTCTTATCAAAGACTTCAAAGCCGAGCAAAACGCTCGGCTTTTGTCGTTTGCAGTCTACATCAACGCCACATCAACACGACACCAGAAAAACCGCACCAGCACGCAGTCGCAGGCAGCGGCAGGCAACTCGCAGTTGCGCGCGGTTCCGGTTCCCGCCATCATCGCCCCGTGTTTCTCTCGACGGTGGATTGAAGATGAAGGATTTTGGGCCGGGTTTCCCTGAATGGACTGAACTCGGCCAGGATGGCGGTCTCGATCCCTTGGGAATGCAGAGACCCATCGAGGCGATCTATCAATCCCTGCTGCCCGGCATCAGCACTATCACGCTTCGCTTCAGGTACTATTCGTTCTTCGTCTGGATGCTCGAAGTCTATGCAAGAGAGCAAGGAAACACCGATCCCGTTGCCTTCCGGGCGTTCCAGCGACGCTGTGAGACCCTCTTTGCCCTTGTCGCTGCACGGGGCTCGACTGAATTGGGCGTTGCCGGGATAGACTGGGCGCAAAAGCAACTGGGCGACGTTCCGAACGATCCGGAGACGATCATCGATTTCTCAGTCGGGGCCGATCCGGACACGGACGTCGGCCAGCGCTACTTGCGCAACAAGGGCGGTGCATTCGGAGGCATCTATGCCACCCAGATGCTCGAGATGGGCCTGATCACACTTGGCGATGATCGGAACCCGATTGCAGTCTGCACGAACCGCGCACTTCCATTGGCAGAGGCTTTCGCCGCGGAGATTGGCGAGCTCGGGACTGCATTCCTGCGCTGCGTGAAAGCGGGAAAAGTGACGCTAGCCGATCTCGACCGGATGGCGCCGATGCAACCCTCCGACATCGTGGTGGGCAGCGCCGAACATCGGCTGCTCGTCCAAGTGCTGCTTGGCCAGGTATCGCCAGCAATCGCGCCCGACAAGCTACGAAGATCCACCGCAATCCTGCTTCTGAAGCTCATTGGTGCGACGAAGGAGGTGCCGCGCGCCGAGGCCGTGAAATGGGAATGGTTCAGTGCTGGCCATCCGGCACCCGAACCCGCTCCTTCCATCGAGGACGTTCGCGTCATGTGGGCGCTTTATCAGGCATGTGATCTCATGCGGCTTGCCTATGAGAACATCCTCGACACTGCCTTGGACATTCTGCAAGAAGCGGAATTGGGGCGGATGCCGCTCGGTGAGGTGGTGTCGGAATTGGTCGGCCTTGCCGACGTGCCCGATGACATGACTTGGCGGGACTACTCCGCGAGCCTGCTCGAAGGCTTGGATCCGGCCAAGGCCGCGAGGTTAGCTGACGAGCGCATGGTCGAGGCCCGGGCTTCGGGGGATCGGGCAACGCGAATGCAATCTGTCGTGGCGCTTGTCGCGGCGCTAGTCGAAAGGGCGGCGGCCTTCGGCGAGTTGCTGGACAGCGCGCTGAATGCACCGGACCACTTCCAGTCGCTGCGGACAGAAGTCAAATACCTGCAGGCGCGAGAGCAGGACAATGCCCGAACTGTCCTTGTCGCCTTGGTTCGTGAACGTGTCCTGAAACGCCATCTCTGGGTGGCGTCGCGTAAGTTCCGCAACCAAAAAGCCTATACCTTCCTGATCGAGCCCGAGGAGGGATTGCTGCGGTTCAGGGATCGTTTCCGGGTGTCGCCAAGCAGCCCGCGCCTAGATCAAGCCATGCGGTTCCTTCGGGACGTCAAGCTGATTGACGATGAAGGGCTGACCGAGATCGGCCGCGCGGAGCTTGATGCCGCATGAAATACTTTGACGTATTCGCCGAGAGCGGTTTTCACTCGGCATTTCTGACAACATACGCCTTCGGGGCGCAGGCCTTCGAGGACGTCCCGTTCTCGCGGCTGCGGGGATCTGGCTGCCGGAACATCGTGATCCTTGCCGATCGGCAGATGGTCAACCAGAGCTTTGCCGAACTGGGCCCACCAAAATTCGCAGGAAGCAGCTATCACCTTGTCAAGGCCGATGCGCCGGGTGCCTTCCACCCGAAGATCACCTTGCTCATCGGGGCGAAGAAGGGCCGATTGCTGATCGGCTCGGCCAATTTGACCGCGCTCGGCCTTGGTGGAAACAGGGAACTGGTCGCCAGCCTCTCCTACGGTGAAGACGCGACGGGCACCGCCCCCCATTTCGCGGCGGCACTGAACTACATTCGCCGCAAGGTTCCCTCGGATGACTTTTGGTTTGCGACAGCGATGCAGAGGGCGCTTCGTTCGTCGCCATGGCTGCGCGAGGCAATGGAAAACCCTTTCCCAGAGCAGGAGGCCAACCTTGAAGTCGCGCTGCTGTACGATCGTCCGGACGCGACAATCCTCGACCAGATCGCTGCCAGCGTGGGCGATGATCGAATAGAGCGGTTGATTGTCGTGTCACCCTATTGGGACATGAAACTCGAAGGGCTGGCACGATTGAGGGCCAGCATGGGCGACCCGCCGACGGATTTGCTGATCGACGCCGCTTCGACCTACTTCCCGAAATCCGAACTGCCACGGTTCTCGGACATCGGGATTTTCAAGGTCGACACGTCCGACAGCAAGAGGTTTGTCCACGCCAAGCTCGTGATTGCACAAGGCCAGGCATGGGATCACGTGATCTCGGGCAGCATGAACTGCACCTTGCCTGCCTTGCTCGGCCCAACGATTGTGCGCGGCAACGCCGAGGCCGGGATCTACAAACGCGTGCCGCCGGGAACGGCCCTCGCAGCGCTTGCCCTGGAGAGCTACCGCGATGCACCGTTGCAGCCGACTGATCTCCACGACCTGGCCTCTGCCACGGCGAAAAGTCCATCGGGCGAGGCGTACACCGATGGCGGGACGATGACCTTGCAGTCGGGACGGTTGGTCTGGAAGCCGCCAGCCGGTTTTGTGCCTAGATCGGCCACTGCCATCACCCTGCAGGACCGCGAAGAGGTTCAGTTCGGCAATCGGATTGACCTTGTGCAAGGAGGCGACACGGCTTGGCGCTTGGACCTCGAAGCAGGACGTCCCAAGTCCGGCATCGTCCATTTTGCCGATGGCTCGGTATCCGCGCCGGTCCAGGTCATTGATCTCGATGTCCTGGCCGTCCGCACGCTACCACCCGCGCAAGGTCGCAAGAAGTCGCTGACGGATATCCTCGCCGAGGCGATGAACGAAGACCTGATCCTGATCGAGACCCTGAACCAGCTTGAAGCGCTGGAGCTTGAAGAAACCGGTGCGACTGCCGATTCTGCACCCAAGGCATTTTCCCCTCCCTCGGCTGCATCAACCGAGCAGGTCCATGCGATCCTGCCCTATGACGAATTCGTGCGGGCACGCAGCAGTGCAATGGCGCAGGGAAACCAGATTTCGGGTGAGTTCTTTGGTCGACACGACAGCCCAGCCAACACCCTGAGCGCGGCGCTCAACCGGATCATAGGCCTCGTCGGGCTGGACCTCGACGCTGATGAAGATCGAGAATTGAAGGCGATTGCGGCCATGGACTTCCGCATGACCGAACCTGCGGCGCCGAGTGATGCAGCACCATCCACACCGCAAGAAGAAGCTACGAAGCCAGCGAAAGCCACGAAGCAGGCCGTGGCCACTGCGAGAAAGATGAAAGAGGCAGTCGACGCATTCGAGGCACGATGCCGATTGCTGAGTGGTAAGCCGATCAGTACCGCGGAACTTGTGCGGCTTCGTGCCCTCCTTCAAATCCTGCTTTCCCATGCTCAACCGATCCGAGGGGCTGCGCTGCCAACTCAGATCCTGCCAATCCATACCAAGGACAGCTACGACTGGCCCCGACTGGTCGGACGGTTGCTCAAGCAGCATTTTGGCACCGCTCGGGCGTTGCAGACCTTGCAGGTGGCGCAAGATGAGGGCGAGCAGAAGCGCGTACTCGAATACCTCGCCATGGCAGACTGGGCAGCCAAGGCCGCAGCAACCGCAGCAGCCTCACATCCCAGGACTGCCGACCTGCGTGGGCCGCTAGAACGTCTGGCGAAAGATCTCGCGGCACAGGTTGCTTCGATCATCGGGACTGTCGACGAGGACAGGAAGTACTTCGATGACATCACCGCAAAGCTGGATGAACGATTTGCTGACCGCTTGGCGCTAAAACCCGGTACGCGCCTCGCATATGCATGAGGGTGCACAATTGTGCCCATCGCAGTGCGCGACAGACATGGCCGCACCTGCCATCATCTACCAGCAGCGAATCCCTGCCGCTCGTTGACAGCGTGAATCCATGAACCGGGCCGGGCAATGCGCCACGGTCGAGGCCTCCGGCGCATTCTGCAAGGCACTTCGCCCTGCCCGGATTTCACCGGCACGCCCGCGCCTGCTCGCGCAACACGGCGTAATCGCTGAGCATCCGGACGACGACGGCATCTTCCGGCATCGCGACAACCTCATCGGCCGCGAGCCCCTGATCGGCGGCGGTGTACTCGACCACGGGCGGGCAGGGCGCACGGCTGTCAGAACCTGCCATCGCGCAGCCGGTCAGCCAGAGCATCGCGATCAGGAGGGCGGCGGGCGGCGGCGTCGAGCATCTGGCGGTGGATGGCATCGTTTCTCTCTCGGGCATCAAGCCGTTCGGCAGCGCGTCCTGCGCGTTCACCGGCGCGGCGCAGGTTCAGGAGGAACAGCAGGATCGCGGCTGCTGCGAGGATGAGGCCCAGCGCCTTGCGCGCCGGGCCATGGGTGAGGAGCCAAATGGTCACCGCAGGCCCCGTTTCCAGTCGTCGAGCCGGGCGTGGATGGTGACGGCGATGCCGATCAGCGCGATGGCAATCAGCACCCAGCGCAGCGTGTCGAGGTAGGGCACCAGCGGCTGGATCGTGGACTGGGTCTCGGCAAGTACGTCCTGCAGCACTTCCACTCCAGCCGCGCCGACGGTTGCAGCGCCCGCAGCGCCGCCGCCGCGCAGGGTGCGGCTCTCTGACAGGACTTCGCGCACGGGCGGCAGTTCCGGGGCGAAGGGCACGGATCGCGCCGGGAAGGGATCGCCCCAGGACCGGGCAGGACCAAGGTCGATGTGCATGAAGCCGGAGCGGGGATAGGTGCCGAACCCCAGGAAGCCGACGGCACGGGCGGCTTCGGCGAATGCGACCGGATCGTGGTTCGCCATGGCGATGTCGAAGGCGGTCGCCTGCATGTGCTTCGAGGCCGGGGCCCCGCCGACGGCGCGGTTGTGCTCCGGGCTGCGATAGGCAGAGCGGATGATCAGCGGCTTGCCCAGCCGGTCGCGCAAGGCCTGCAGCTTGTCCATGGCTTCCGTGTTGATCTTGATCGCGCCGGTGCCGCGGCAGGCGATCTCGGCGGCCGAGAAATTCGGCCAGCGCCACGTGTTCGCGTGCACATCGCGCCAGTGGGGGTAGGTCAGGGTGGGCATGGTCAGTTCTCCAAATGAAAAACCCGCCTCTGAGGCGGGGGATGTGGTCGAGGTGGTGTGGTCGACAGGCGGTCAGTCGGATCGGCCGCGTTGGAAGGCGTCGAAGAGCATGTCGCGCATCGAGCGGATGTCTGTCTCGATCCGGTCGAGGCGGTCGCCATCGACCTTGCGATCTTCGCTGCGCTGCTTTTCAGTCCGGTCGCGTTCGGTGATGAGTTCGCGATCAAGACGATCCAGCAGGGCCTCGTTGGTGAAGGCCTTGCGCGTGATCGCCGCGATCAAGGCCATGGTGCCACCGATCAGGGCGGTCAGCGCGGCGGTGATCCCGTGGTCCCGAAAGGCCCGCGCGACCTCCCCGGCGAGAGTGGTCTGGTCGTTCATGGTGGTCCTTTCATTGCCGCAGGCTGCGGTCGGTCAGAAGTCGGTTTCGAGGTAGACCCCAGCGCAGTCGAAGGCTACGGCGGCGGCTGTGGCGCCGGTGTTCAGGAACAGCCGTGGCGACAGGAACTGCGTCGCGGCGGGCAGGTCGGCGGTGACTTCCTGCTCGAAGATCGCACCTGAGACCTCATCGACAACGCGCACCCAGACTGAGCTGCCATTCGGCGGGGCCGCGATGAACAGGGTCAGCACGCCGCCCGTCGCGATGGCGAAGGACGCGCCCATGTCGGTCAGGGTTGGCGCACCGGTGCCGTCGTTCGTGACCAGCTGCCAGCGGGTGTGGGTGCTGCGCTGGAAGCCGATACCGATGCTGTTGATGGCTGCGGCGAGCGTCAGGGTGGTGGCCAGCGCGGCGGTCGATCCATAGAGGCCGAAGAACCCCATTCCGGTTGCCTGCAGCGTCGTCAGCGAAATCCGCGTGACGAAGGTCCAGCCGCCCAGCCCCGCCGCGTTGCCCCGCCAGCACGCCCAACCTGCGGAACGCTGGTCGGCGACCGAATCCACGACGGCTGCCGAGGTCAGACGCCAGCGCCGCATTGAGGCGGCAAGGTTCGTGGCGGCCAGCGTCGGATGCGAGACGGTGCCGACCGAGGTGATCGGCATGCCTTCGGTTGTGATGGTCGTCGTGACGGAGGGCGACCACGTGGCAATGCGGTTGACCCCGAAATGCGGCTGCAAGGGGAAATCCCGTCCCGAGGGACGCATAACGTCGATCCACGGCGCGCCTGCACGGTTGCGGGCATAGACGGAGGCCTTGCCTGCGGGCGGTGGCGACGGCGCGGCCGACAGCCCGGGCAGGACAGTGGGCTGCGGCAGTTCCACCTGGCCGCTCGCGCGGTCGATACGGATCGCGTCATAGAAGGCCGAGCCGTCCGGGCTGACCTTGAAGCTGAAGTCGTCGTTGCCGAGAAGCCCGATCAACGCCCGCGCCGAAAACCCGGTCTTGAAGGCGAAGGCGGCATCGTTCCCGGCGGCGGACTTGTTGACGGTGGCCTCAATCCCCGCGCCTGCGTTGTTCAGGAGGACCGCAGGCGTGTTGACCGACAGCCGATTGAAGCTGTCGGCCGTCGCCCCGCCGAGGCCGAGCAGCTGCGCGGTCAGGTTCGCCTGGGGCATGCCGACCTGCGTCACGGCGTTGGCGAATGTGACGGTGGGCGTGTTCACCACCGTTGTGCCGCCCGCGCCAGCTGTGGCCGAGCCGATGTTCACGACCGTCGTTGATCCGGAAGCGCCGCCGGTGCCGATGTTCAAGGTCTTGGTTACGCCCGTGGTCGTGGCCCCGGTGCCCATTCCGTAGGTCGCGGTCCCGGTTGCCGTCCCGATGGTGGCTGTTGCGCCGGACGTCGTTACCGTCCCGGAGGCGGTCAACGTGCCGCTGAATGTCTTGTTGCCAGTGAAGGTCTGGGTGCCCGCCAGGATCGCCAGTTCGGACGAGGTGTTCGGCAGGGTAAAGCTGCGCGTGGTGCCTGCGCTGATTCCTGCGAGCGAGAAGGTGGCTTTCTTCGTCGGGTCCGCGTCGTTCACCAGGCTGAACACCGCATCCGACACATCGCGCGGCTCGCCCACCATCTCCCAGGTGCTGCCGGTCCAGACGAGGAACAGTCCCTCGGCCGCAACCCACACCAGCCAGCCGGTGCGCGGGACGAGGCGGATCCATGCGCCGTCCACCCAGAAGGCGATGTTCAGATCCCACCCGGCCCAGAGGCCGGTGGCGCCCGAGGCGACCAGATGGCGGTTGCCGTCGGTGGGGCTGGCCGGGGGCGCGGTGCGCGTGCGGTCGAGGACCGAGAGCTGCACCATGGCATCGAGCAGGCGCAAAGCCTCGTTGTGGGTGACATGCTTCTGCGCCTGCGCCGCCAGGAGATAGGGCAGGCCCAGATGGGTCGTGGTGTCGGACATGAGGGTTCCCGCGAGTTGGGATCAGAATTGCAGCGTCATAGACGCGGGCGTGCCGCGGCCAAGGCGGTTCGAGAGCTGATAGATGCGGATGGCCAGTGTCTGGCCGGGCCCGAGCGGTGCGCCCAAATCGGCGGTCTGTTGGGCGGCGGTGTAGAGGATGGAGGTCGTGGTGCTGGTCAGCGTGCGCTTGACGGCGGCCCCGTCGAGGATCTGCACATCGTAGCTTTCCACGTCCTCGGCCAGCGGCACCTCGACCTGCTCCCAGGCATCGGCGACCAGCGCCCGGGATCGCCGTGTCCAGCGGATGGTCAGATCGCCCGGGCTGCGGGCCGTCCGCCATGGCTGTTCGGCATGGACCGGGGCGAAAGGCACCAGGCCTCGCCCGGTCGGGTTGAAGCCCAGCGCGGCGTACCTATTGTCGCTGACGGCGCGGGCGGCCGGGCCGACGCGCCAGTTCCACGGCATTCCGAGGTCAGCCTCGGCGATGGGGAGGGAGGCCAGCGTGGCGTCCAGCACGACCACCCGCGCTCCTGCCGGGGCCGGGTTGCCGATGGCCTGTTCTGTCCCACGCTGGCCTCGCAACAGGCGGGTCAGTCGGTAGCGGCCGGGGGCGATCAGTTCGGCTCCGCCCGCTTGGACGATCTCCCACTGGCCTGCGGCGGCCTCGACCGCCAATGCATTCGCCCCGCCGAACAGGGCAACATCCGTCACGCTTTCCAGCGTTCCGGACAGCAGGTCGACCACCAGCGCGTTGCCCAGATCGAAGCGCGAGGTGGGCCCCGGAAAGAGGTCGAAGGCCAGCGTCCCGATCCGGGCCCGACTGCCGAATGTGGTCAGGAGGTTGAAGCCATCGGTCGAGGCGCTGCGGAACACCGCGATCTCGCCCGGCCATGGGCTGGCATGGGCGGCGATCAGGGGGCGATGGGCGGTCTGATCCTCGGTGATCTGCGGAAGGTCCAGCATCACCACCTCGGGCGTGCCGAAGATGACGGGGCTGGCGAGCGACGCTGGGCGAGGATCACCAGGCGGCAAGTCATAGGCGGCCCGGTCCTGGCGCACCGCCTCGATCCCGCGCGCTTCGGCGTCGGCCATCGAAACGAGACGGAATTCCACCTCCCGGCCGTCATGCGCGAGCCGGATGACATCGGCAGGGTCCAGCGCCAACCGCGAGGGCGGCAGGCGGAAGGTGGCGCTTTCCCGGCCGATCCAGGCTTCCATCAGCGCGCGGCGGCACCGGCGTTCCGCCTCCTCGGGCGGGATCGCCATCAGGAAGCTTTCCGAGGCGATGCGCGTCGTATCGACGGTGATGCGCCGCGCCTCGACCAGCGCGGCGTCATAATCCTCATCCGCCCGCGCGACCTGCCACTTCAGGGCTTGGGGCAGTTCGGTCTCCTGGCCGCGCATCAGCTCGAATGCCTCACCCTCGCGGCTGGAGACCAGATCGTCGACCGATAGGGTCAGGCTGGATGCCCGGCCGCGCATGACGAAGCGGATCACGCCCTCGGTCTCGATGGCATCGAAGCCGAAGTGGCGGGCCAAAGTAGAAATCGACGCGCGGGGGCTTTCCAGCGCGCCGATTACATAGCCCTCGACCGCGCCCCAGAGGCCGGAGACGTCGATCAGGCTCTCCGCCAGCCCAGCGCGAAGGCAGAGGTGCCGCACGAGGGCCGCCAGCGAGACCGCGCCCAGCCGCCCCGTCAGCCAGTGGCCGAGCCGCCAGTTCGGCCCGTCCGTCCAGACGCCGGTCAGTTCGGGAAAGAACGGATAGGGGCGCGCGTCCCAGGTCCAGGCAGCGCATTCCGGGACATGCACCATCCGGCCGCCGTAGATCGCGGACACCGGATTGTTGGCCGGGGATCCCCACCACGGGTAACTGGCCTCTAGATAGGCGCGCTGGATGGCATCGTCGCGCCAGCCGCGGGAGAACCAGGGGGTGAAGCTCTCCGACGACTTCGGGTCGAAGAAGACGTTCGGCTGGTTGGTGCCCCGGTCGATGGCCGGGCACCCCAGTTCCGTGAACCAGACCGGCTTCGATTGCGGCACCCATGCGGTGGGCGTGCCGCTTTCCACCCCTCCCGGCCGGTTGAAATGCGGGTTCGACCACCAGGCGCGCAGATCCTTGTAACGGAAGACCCAAGGCTTGCCTGCAGCGCCGTCGGTGATCGGCGTGCGGATCTGTGCCGACCGGTCGGCGGCGCTGGCATAGAACCAGTCGAAGCCTTCGCCGCCCGCGATGTTGGCCTGAAGGTAGCCGCGATCATGGATCGCGGACCAGCCCTCGAGGGCATCGGCGTGGTCGAACCCGTCGCGCCAGTCCGAGAGCGGCATGTAGTTGTCGATGCCGATGAAATCGATGTTGGCGTCGGACCAGAGCGGGTCGAGGTGGAAGAACACGTCGCCACTGCCGTCGCCCGGCTGGTGGCCAAAATACTCGGACCAGTCGGAGGCGTAGCCGACCTTGGAGCCCGGCCCGAGGACCGACTTCACATCCGCCGCCAGCGCCTTGAAGGCGGTCACGGCCGGATAGGCACTGGCGCTGGAGCGGATCGTGGTCAGACCCAGCATCTCGGTCCCGAGCAGGAAGGCATCGACCCCGCCCGCCACGGCGCAGAGATGGGCATAGTGCAGGATCATGCGCCGCAGGCCCCAGTCACCCGAGGGGCCGGTCCAGCTGACGGTGTCGCCGGAGATCGCGAACTGCGCCGGGGTGGCCGCGCCGAAGAAGGCCGAGACCTGCGTGGCCGCCCCGGCGGTCTTGTCCGCGGTCCCGGCATAACCTGCAGCCGGGGAGCAGGTGATCCGCCCGCGCCAAGGGAAGCTGGGCTGGCCGGGCGTCGCTGCATTCGCGCTGTAGGGGTTCGGCAGGGTGTTGCCGGGCGGGACGTCCATCAGCAGGAAGGGATAGAAGGTGACGCGCAGCCCGCGAGCTTTCATCTCGCGGATCGCCTGCACCAAAGCGAAGTCGGCGGGCGTGCCGCCATAGACCGGCCGGTCCTCGGCATCGCGGCTGACGAGATGTGCCGAGGCACGTGCCTCGCCGTTGACCGTCCAGACCTTGGGGCTGGTGACCTTGGTCGCCACTTCGACGCCGGGCTTGATCGTGCAATTGCCCGCACGCAGGTCATTGCCGAACCAGGCGACGACCAAGCTGACGCTCTCCACGGCCGGGGCCATGGCCTGCAGCCGGTCCAGCGCCACGACGATATCAGCCTCGTCGGGCAGCGCGTTCAGGTTCTCGGCCGAGGTGGTGCCGCCGTTGGTCTGGCTGAAGACCGTGGTCGTGGCCCCGACCGTCTTGCGCACGGCTTCGGTCGCATAGGTGAACTCGCCCGAGGCGGGGATCATCGTCACCGCCTTGACCAGACCCTCGGCGGTGTCGGGGTCAGCCAGCGGCCGCAAGACCTCGAAGCTGAGCTGTGGCAGGCGGTTGCCGTAGGTCGAGAGCGCCAGTTCCTCGAAAACGACATAGGCCGTGCCGCGATAGGCGGGCGTGTTGACCGCCCCCATCTTCGCCGCAATGAACGGGTCCGCGGTCTGGGTCTCGTTCCCCGGATACCAGCGCCAAGTGATCCCCGTTATGTCCAGCGGCTTGCCGTCTGCCCAGATGCGCCCGATGCCGGTGATCGGGCCTTCGCACAGGGCGACCGCGAAGCTGGCATAGTAGAGGTATTCGGTCGTCCGGACCTTGCCGCCCCCGCCACCCTTGCCGCCGCCCTGCGTCGTGGTCTTGGTCTCCTCACGGAAGTCTGTCGCCCAGATGATGTTGCCGCCAATGCGCATGCGGCCGTAAAGACGCGGGATGATTGCGCCTTCGGTGGCCGACGTGATGCGCAGGCTGTCGAGGCGCTGGCCCTCGATCTTCTGGGCAGGCGCCAACGAGGACACGATCCAGCTGTCCACCACAGACCCTACGGTCGAGCCGATGAATCCACCGATGGCCGCCCCGGAAAAGCCGAGGATCGCACCGCCAAAGGCCCCGCCGATGGCAGTGCCGACAGCGCCAAGGACAAGCGTAGCCATGAAGAACTCTCAGCGTTGGGGAAAGAGGAAGGCGAAGGCGATGCGCCGTCGCCATGTGGGCGTGAGCGGTTCCTCGATCACGCCGAGCCGCTCGTAGGCGTGCAGGAAGGTGTCGGGACCGGTCAGGATGCCCACATGCTTGGCGATGGCGCGGGGCATCATCCGGAACAGGATCAGCGCACCGGGTGGGGCGTCGGCCGGTGCGATCTCCAGCATCATTCGTCGCGCCCCGTCCGCCAGCACCTCGCGCGGCCCGGTCTCGCCCCAATCGCGGCTGTAGGGCGGGATCGGGAACGGCTCGGGCCCCACCACCTCGCGCCAGACACCCCGCGCGAGGCCGAGGCAGTCGCAGCCGACCCCGCGCAAGCTCGCCTGGTCGTGATAGGGCGTGCCAAGCCAGGATCGGGCAGCGGCGATGACGCGGGTCGGATCGGCGGCCTTCACAGCACAGCTCCCTCGTGGCCGCCGTCCTTGCTAGCGTAGCGCAGGACCGCGTCTTGACCTGGGATGTGGGGGAAGCCGCGAAAGTTGGCGACATTGGCGAACTTCGTCCCGCAGGTCGCGATCCGCTTGTCGCAGCCCGCCCGGACCACAAAAGCATCCGTCGCCATGATCGGCCGCACCGGGGCTTCCAGCAGGGTGAGGATCGCCAGACCGTCGACGAGATCATGCGACAGCACCTCGACCCGTCGCCCGGCATTCGCCCCAGTCGACCATTCGACGAGACCGAAGGCGAACCACCCCGCCGCGAAACTGCCGAGGCCGGAGGCTGTAAAGGCTCGGTCGCGCAGCGCATCGATCACCGCGCCGATGCCCTTGAAGGCCGGGGCCTCAAGGTTCACGCCGCAGCGTGCATCACCCAGCGCGGCGTCGCAGCTGGCCTGGAACGTTCGTCCGACGGTCTGGCCAAGGATGTGCGCCAGCGACCTGACCTCGGCGACGAAGGCGAGCCGCCCGCGCCTGATCTGGCCGATGGCCCCGCGGCGCAGAAGCACGCGCTGCGCGGGGTTCTCCCAGTTCACCCGCCAGACCTCGACCGCCGCGTTGTCCCATCGGCCGTCGAGGATGTCGGTCTCGGTGATCCGGTCAGAGGACAGCACGCCTTGCGCGTCCTGCGCGTCGACAGACAGATCAGAGCCCGACCGGACCTCGGATGCCGTCAGCCCGCTTTCCGGTTCGAACTCGGTGCCGTCGAACGACAGGGCCATGTCATGATCCGTGAAGCCAAAGGTCACGCCATCGGCGCGGGTGATCCGCCAGCACCAGGCGAGTGTCGTGGTGCCGTCGTCGAGATGGGCCTGCAGCGCGGGCGAAAGCGATTTCACTTCCGCCCCCAGCCGCGCCAGAGCGCGATCGAGGCCAGCGCCGAG